ATCCTGAAACGTTAGAAAAAGAAGCAAAAGTATTAGAGTTAAGGCGCGGCGGATTGCCGTTTGATTTAATTGCGGCGCGTGTTGGCTACGCGAGTGCTAGCGGCGCCTATAACGCGTGGAAACGTGGCTGTGACCGCATTATCTATCAAGATGTGGCAGAAACACGGCAGATGGAGATTGACCGCTTAGATATTGCTCAGGCGGCGATTTGGGGCGACATAGTAAATGTTACTTCAACGCCTGAACAGCGAGCGCGCGCAATATTGGCATACATAAAGATTGCGGAACGGCGAGCAAGATTGCTTGGCTTAGATGTGCCTACAAAGGCAGAAATTGAGGTAAATATTTATGAGCGCGACACAATTGACGCCGAAGTTAAAAGACTTGTCGCACTCCTTGATAGCGAGCAGGCGAGTGCGTTGGACAAGGCAACTGGCACGCCACGAGCAATTACCAACGGAGAGTAACGATTGGCTGATATGGCTTTATTTGGCAGGTCGTGGTGCTGGCAAGACTAGAACGGCGGCAGAGTGGCTTGCGTATGAGGCTTCAAGCCGACCAAACACAAGATGGGCAATTGTTGCGCCAACTTACGGCGATGTGCGTGACACGTGCGCAGAAGGCGAATCAGGAATCATTAAAATCCTTGAACAATACGGCACGTTACGAGAATACAATCGCACTTTTGGCGAAATATTTTTAACTAACAAATCACGCATTAAGTTATTTAGTGGCGAAGAACCTGACCGCTTACGCGGCCCACAGTTTCATGGCGGTTGGTTTGATGAGTTGGCGGCATTTAAATATCCTGAAACATGGGACCAATATCAATTTGCGTTACGTTTAGGCACTCACCCACAAACAATTGTTACAACTACGCCACGACCAACTAAGTTAATAAAAGATTTAATAACGCGTGACAAAGTTGTTGTTGTGCGCGGCTCAACGTTTGATAACGCCAAGAATCTTGCGCCATCTGCGCTTGCTGAATTGAAATTGCGTTACGAAAACACACGATTAGGCAGGCAAGAGTTATACGGCGAAATACTTGATGACGTTGAAGGCGCATTATGGACACGCCAAATGATTGAACAGGCGCGCGTCACAAATTATCCGCCACTTGTGCGTATAGTTGTGGCGATTGACCCTGCCGTTACAAGTAACGCCGATTCAGACGAAACTGGCATAATTGCGGCTGGCTTAACGGCAGATGGTCATTACTATGTATTGGACGATAAATCTCTTAGAGCCTCGCCTGATACATGGGCGCGCCAAGCCGTTAATCTGTATCACGAATTCAAAGCAGACAAAATTATTGCCGAAACAAATAATGGCGGCGATATGGTTTTAAGCGTTATCAAGCAAGTTGATGTGGCTGTGCCAGTTAAGAAAGTAACAGCAACTAGAGGCAAACAATTACGCGCCGAGCCAATTAGTTCTCTTTATGAACAAGGCAGAGTTCATCATGTCGGCTATTTTGAGCAACTAGAAAGCCAAATGTGCGAATGGACGCCTTTAAGTAATCAATCGCCTGACCGATTAGACGCACTTGTTTGGGCATTAACTGAATTAAATAGCGGCGGCAATAGTATGATTGCGTTAGCAAGTATGGCATTATTATGTTCTGTTTGTGGCATGCCATCGCCAAAAACGGCAGCAACTTGTATCAAGTGTGGCAATAATTTGAGAGGTTAATGTAATGGGTTTAATAGACCGATTTGCTGAACGAGTAGCAAAAGAGATTACTAAAGCACCTAATCTTCCAGTAGGCGCAGTTTCAATGACAGAGCAACAAATGCGGCAAGCACAAGGCGCCAATACAACTTATGGGCAATCAGACCCATTACCACGTAATCCAATTACGCCAACTGTGCCATTTAGTCCGGGCATGCCAATTGTGCCGGGCGCAATTAATCCAGCAAACGAAAACAGCGGCAGACCAGACCCACGCCGTTATGAATTTCAAGTAGCACAAAACATAAATGTAACTGCCACTAAACTTGTGCCGTTTCAAACACTACGCGCGGCGGCAGACCAAATTGATATTTTGCGCCGTTGTATTGAAGTTTTAAAATCTAAAATCATTGGTTTAAATTGGGATATTGTTTTGGCAGAAGATAGTGCCGAAAAGATTATTACAGAAATTGGCGGCACACATGTGCGCGCCATGACAGTTGCGCGTGAAAGATACACAGAAGAAATTTCACGTTTGCGCCAATTTTGGGAACAGCCTGATAAGGCAAACGGCTTATTGTTTAACGATTGGTTAAATATTGCGCTAGAAGAAATTCTTGTATTAGACGCATGGGCAGTATGGCCTCAAAGCACAGTAGGCGGCGATTTACACGGCTTACAGATACTAGATGGCTCAACTATTAAGCCACTCATTGATGACCGCGGCATGCGCCCTACACCGCCTTATCCAGCCTTTCAACAGATTCTTTATGGTTTTCCACGTAGCGAATTTGCGGCGCCAACTGAAGGCGAAGCAACAGACGGCGAATTTACAAGTGATGAATTGGCATACATGGTTCGTAATCGCCGCGCAATGTCCGTTTATGGTTATTCGCCAACAGAACGCGCGCTCGCAGTTGCCGATATTTATTTACGCCGTCAGCAATGGCTACGCGCCGAATATACAGATGGCGTAACGCCTGAATTGTTAATGGCAACAGACGCCAACTTTGGCAATAATCCTGATTTGTTACGTGCCTACGAAAACATTTTTAATGATGATTTGGCAGGACAAACACAGCAACGTAAGCGTGTGCGTTTATTGCCAGCAGGCATGACGCCAATTCAATTTGACGGCTACGGCGAACGCTTTAAAGATACGTTAGATGATTACTTAGTTAATTCAATTTGCGGTCACTTTGGCGTTTTGCCGTCAGAGATTGGCTTTAATCCTAAAGGCGGATTAGGCGGCGCAGGTTTCCAATTAGGTCAAGCCGAATCTTCAGAAGTTATTGGCGCAATTCCATTAGCAACATGGATTGGCAAAATGATTTCGCACTTGTCTTACACATTTCTTGGCATGCCACGTGAATTGGAATTCAAGTTCATGGAATCAGGACGCCAAGATTTAGAATCAATCGCACGCACACGTGACATTGAAATTAAATCAGGCTCATTAACACTTAATGAGGCACGTTCTCGTTCAGGCTTGCCACTTATTGAGGCGCCTGAAGCAGACATGCCAATTATTTCAACTGGCACAGGCTCGTATTTCTTAACTGAAGAAGGCATAAAGCCTTTTGATGACGCAATTGGCGGTCTTGGTTTAGATGGCGAAAATCTTGAAACGCCAATTGAAGAAGAAACAGTAGTAACGGAGGACGTTATTACTGATGGCGAAAAAGCCGCAACTGAATTAAAAAAGTTTTTGCGATTCTTAAAACAGAATCCTGAACGCGAGTTTAATTTCAGAGAAGTGCCAGTTGTTTATGCCGAAGTGCTAAATAAATTCGTATCTGTTAAAGATTACGAAAGCGCACGTTGGTATGCCGAACGTTATTTAGCGTAAGGCGCACAATGAACCGCGCATGGAAGCAACGTAATGGCGCAAAAGTTAGATTAGCGGCACGTAACGCAAAACTAATTAGAAACGCCATTAAAGATTCATTTAATACCTCACAAATAGTGTCAGATTTTACTGCCATGAATTTTCAAAACCTCACACCTGAACAAGCGCGTAGTTGGACTAGAACACATGTGCGCACAAGTGATGACGCGTTAAGTGCCGCATTACGCCAAATTTATTTACAAGGCTACGCACTTGGCGAAGATGTGGCTATGAGCGCAATTGCTAAGGCTAAAATCAATAAAGCGCCTACATTAGACCAGTTACGGCGCGCCACTAACATTAACTGGGCTACATGGAAAGCAGGCAATAAACCAGCGGCATTGTTAGTTAGAAAGCCGCGCGGTTTATCTACGCTTTTGGATAATCGCGGTGTAACAATTCAAGGCATTAATCGCACAACACTTGACCGATTAGGCACAATTTTGGCAAGAGCCTTAGAAAAGGGTTGGGCGCCATCTAAAATTAAAGATGAAGTGGCGGATTTAATTGATAGCGACAGCGAGCGCGCACTAACGATTGCTCAAACAGAAACTAGCCGCGCCGTTACAACAGCAAGTCGGCAATTATACGAAGAAAGTGGCGTTGAACTGGTAGAGTGGCTCGTTGCCGACCCTTGCGATATATGCGAGGAAAACGAAAGTGTGTCGCCTATCCGTATTGGCGAAACATTTCCTAGTGGAGATACGGAACCGCCAGCACACCCAAATTGTGTTTGCGATATTGCGCCGTATGTAGTAGATACACGCGATATTGGCGAGGACGCACTTTCAATGATTTTAGGAGATGAAGAATAATGGCACAGCCACAAGTAGGTCATAGCACAACAACTGTTGGCACTACGCCAATTATGTTATTTGAAGCGCCAACTACTTACGGCAAAGTTAGTTTGTATATCTCTAATGAAGGCGGCAGTAAGGCATATTTAGGCGACGCAACTGTAACTGTAACTGGCGATACAGAAGGCTATAACTTAAATAATGGAACAGTATTAAATATGGAACTAAACGGCGGCGAACAAATTTGGTGTGTATCTGCTTCATCATCAAAGATGTGCTTACTCTGGACACTATAAAATGCCATATCACATTGGGAAAAAAGGCTCGCACGGTTGTGGTGGCTTTCCAGTTGTAAATAGCGAAACTGGCAAAGTAATGAGTTGTAACGCAACGGAAGAAAAAGCAAAAAATCATTTAGCGGCACTTTACATACATGTAGAGGACGCAAATAAAGCGGCAGATGGCTTTACACCGCCTAAAACAGTTCAACAAAATGCCGCACGTGGGTTAGAATTACGCCGCGAATTTGGTAGAGGCGGCACAGAAGTTGGCGTGGCGCGAGCAAGAGATTTGTCTAACGGCAAGTCTTTACCGTTAGAAACCATCAATCGTATGGTAAGTTATTTCGCACGCCACGAAGTAGATAAAAAAGGCGAGAATTGGGGAAATGCCTCTAATCCATCTAAAGGCTATATTGCTTGGCTCTTATGGGGCGGTGACGCAGGAAAGGCGTGGGCAAACAGTATCGCAGAAAGAGAAAAGAAAAAGGAAAAATCTATGGCACTTGATATAACTAGCGCGTTTGCTCAAATTATTAAGCAAGAAAAACTTGATGATGGCACATTATTGGTTTATGGCAAAGCAACAGATGATTCTGTTGATATTGACCAACAAATTTGTGACGCGGCTTGGCTAGAAAAAGCCATGCCTGAATGGTTTAAAACTGGCGGCAACATTAGAGAACAACACAGCAATATTGCGGCTGGCGTTGCTAAAGAATTAAACAGCACAAATGATGGACATTATATTTCCGCATTAGTTGTGGACCCAGTTAGTGTTAAGAAAGTTGAAACTGGCGTATTAAAAGGATTCTCTATCGGTATTCGCGCGCCACGTGTAGTGCGCGATAACAAGGCGGCAAACGGCAGAATCATTGACGGACAAATTGTTGAGGTTTCTCTAGTAGATAGACCAGCAAACCCAAATGCCAAATTAATGTTGGCAAAATCTGACAATGCTAACAATTTAGTTCAAGTAGAGGAACTGATTGAGGCTGAAACCGTAAAAGGAGAAAATATGGAACATGAAGAAGATAAAGCGGTTTCAGAGAAGCCGTCTAAAGAAGAAATGCTAAAGCGATATGCCGAAGCCAAAAAAGCACTAGATGAAATTAAGGCTGAGTGCAAAGAGGCTGGCATTGAAATTGAAATTGATGAAGATGAAGAAGAAGTTGAGGAAAAGCGCCAATATGGCGAATCGGCTGAGGAAGAAACTGAAGAAGGTTCTGAGGCTGGCGCGGCTGAGGAAGAAGTTGAAGAAGCCGAAGGCAAAAAGCCTGTTCCTCATAAATCAGCAGATACCGAAAAATGCCTAGAGTGCGGTTGCAATAAGCCAGCCGATTCACACGGCAAAACAATTGTTGAAGTAACTGGCGGCGTTCCAAATGGCACAACTGCCAATGTTTCAACAGCAACAATGGTATCCCCGACACAAACACCAAAATCAACTGATACCGTTTTGCCACGCATTGACGTAAATGGAAATGATGTGGCAGACCACGGACTAGAAGATGAGCATGATGTTTTTGATGATGAAGATTTGTCCGAAAAGACAATAACTGCCATAATTGAAAAAGCCGTAAAGAGTGCTACTGAAACCGTAACTAATGAGATTAATGCCTATAAAGAGGAAATTAATAAGTTAAATGGTGAATTGGCAACGGCTAAAAGCAAAGCAGTAGCAGGCGGTCCAAAGCGCACAGCACTAAAAGCCGACGTAGAAACTTATAGCGAGTTTCTAGTAAAGGCTGTTGAATATCGCGCCAAAGCCGCACAAACCAGCGACAAGAAATTGGCGCAGGGATACAAGGAGTTGGCTCAAGATTTTGAAGCCAAAGCCTTAGCAATTAAACCAACCGATAAGTAAAACTCTTTACGAAAGGAAAGAAATGGCTCTCAACGCCCCAAAGGCTTCTGAACTATTTTCTGACGCAAGTTCCGCAAAAGACGCGGCACTACGCCAAGAAGAATATTCAGCAGAACTTAACAAGTCCATGGGCAATGCCGTTACCGACCCATCTGCCATCATGGCAATCAAGTCAGGCAACGCCACATTTGGACAAGCAAGCGGCAACGCAGTTGCTGTTCTTGAAAACGCAGTAGCAAACAAGTCACTTACACCTGACGCAGTTTCTGCTCTCAATAACGCACTTGCTTCACAACGCCTTGCTATGCAAGATATTCAGAAAGACATTACTCTCACAAGCCCACTAAGCACTTCTTTTGCGGCTTTTGACCTAGAAGCACCTTCTAAGTTGCTCACACCACGTCCAACACCTCTACGTAACAAAATGCCACGTAAGAAGGGTGTCGGCACAAGCCACCGTGTAAAGCGCATTACTGGTTACACAGGAACTGGCACAGGCGGAATCGGAAATACATGGCCCGGAATTACAGAAAGCACAACAACTGCTTTCGGCTCAATTAACTATGAGCGCGGTCCAAAGATTTCTTACGCCGCAGATGACTTAGTGTTGCCTTACAACTCTTACTCACTATCTGACAGCGTTTCATTTGACGCAAACTTCTCTGGTCTTGGTTACCAAGATTTGCGCCAACTATCAAGCACAAGCACTCTCTACGCAACAATGTTGATGGAAGAGCGCATGATGTTGATGGCTCGCGGAACTGCTTCAGGTTATTCAGGCGCACTTTCTGCTCCAACTTTCACACTTGCTTCACCTGTGGCTTCAGGCTCACAGACAGCATTGGCAGCAACAACTTATTACGTAAATGTCACCGCAGACGCTGGTATTTCAGGCGCAGGTTTCGGAGAATCAATTCTCGGAACTGAAGCCTCAACTGCTGTTGCTTCAGGCGACGTTCTAACAGTTACAGTTTCAACTGCTGTTGCTGGCGCACTTGGTTACAACATTTATGTTGGAACAGCAACTGGCGCGGCAAATCTAAAGTATCAGGGAACCCTAAAGGGAACTGGCACTTTCACAATTCAAGGAGCAACTGCTTCTGGTCTAACTGGCAACAACGCGGCTTTCACCACAACTGGTGCCGCCGCTTCACGTGCTTCAGCAGATACTTCCGCATACGCAACTGGCTATGACGGAATTCTTCCAACTGTGCTTGGTTCAAATAGCGGTTACAACAACGCAATTAACAGCACATTTAGCACAAGCAACCCAGGAAATGAATATCAGGTTGTCTTTAGCCGTCTATATGACGCAGTTAAGGCTGACCCTGATGAGATTTTCCTAAACGGCGCAGACCGCAAGCAACTATCTGACGCAATCAAGAACGGCTCAACTGCTAACTATCGTATTAATCTCTCTCAGACAGAGGTTGGCGATTATGTTGGCGGCGCTGTAATTGGTGCGCTAAACAACGAAATTACTGGAAAGATGGTGCCACTAACAGTGCATCCATGGTTGCCACAAGGCGTATCACCAGTTGTTTCTTACACATTGCCAATTCCTGATACAGAGGTTTCTGATGTTTGGTCAAACTTCTTGGTTCAGGATTACATGGGAATCCAATGGCCTGTAACTCAATTTGCTTACGAGTTCAGCACATACTTCCGTGGAACCTTCTTCTGCACCGCTCCAGCATGGAACGGCGCAGTTTCAGGAATCGTTGGCGCGTAGTTAAGTTGATGAAACGTGGCGTAGAAGGCGCGCCACGTTTTATCTTAGAGAGAAGGAAAAATGGCACGATTAATAGCACCTGACGGCGGCGTTCGTGGCGTTGATATTAAAACGGAACGGCGCACATACAAATATAACCCTGATAAAAAAGGCGTTATTAATGTAGAGAATTCAAAACATGCGGCACAAATGAAGGCAGAAGGCTTTTTTGAGGCTTCACTTATGGGACCAGCAACAAACGGCGAGAATCTTGGCTTTACTTGCTCAGAGTGCGGATTTGGTTCTTGGTTTATGAAATGTAGTCGTTGCGGTCATGAAAATGAACGCATTAGGAAAGATGGTGATTAATGGCTACTGGCATTTCAAGTATTACGCCATTTACGGACAATCCTTACATAACAGTTGCCGAATTTAAAAATGCGCCAACTTCAATTGACTATAACAATTTAGTTGTAGGCGGAACAAGCCAAGAACAAGACGCTGAACTTGCTCGCGTTATTTTGCGCGCTTGCTCTTTTCTTGATGAATACTTGAATCAAAATCTAGTAGCACAAACATATACAGAAACGCAACGCACACGTTTTACGCCAGTTGGCAGTATTGCGTTACACCCACAAACATGGCCCATTATTTCGTTAAGTAATTTTGAATATGGCGCAGACCCAAATTCTTTAGTAACACTTCCTGATTGCTCTGTATCTTGGTTTGAAGACCAGCAAATTATTATTCCTGTATCACAATTAAGCACAACATATTCAAGTGCTGGACCACTTTCATTTGGCGGCGCTGGCTCTAATTCGCAAAGAATATTTGTTAAATACACTTACGTAGGCGGCTATGTAAATAACGCAATAGCAACTGCCACTTCAGGCGCAACAAGTATGACAGTTCAAGACGGCACAGGAATTGTTGCTGGCGGTAAGTATCGTATTTATGATGGCGCAAATTCTGAAACAGTAACAGTTGCCAGCACTTATACATACGGCTCAACAACTGTGCCACTTACTTCGGCATTACTTTACACACACGCTTCAGGCGTAACATTTGGCAATTTGCCAAACGCAATTAAGCAAGCGGCAATTATGATGACAACGGCATTTTTGCGCGTTCGTGGCGATTCTTCTATGACTATGAGCATTACAACATTCCCACAGGCAAACATAGGCAGTAATCAACGTTGGGGAACAGATGTTCAAATGGCATTGGATATGGTTAATCTGTATCGGAGAATCCGTTAATGGCAGGTCGCGTTGGCGTTCGCCAAACGTTATACAATTTTTTGCTTACGCCGCAAATAACAAATTTGAATCAAGTTTTTACCTCGTTTCCTAAACGTATTAATTTTCAAGTCAATGCTCAGGCTGGGCAAATGTCACGTGCCGCCGCCGTTATTTTTATTCAATCAGAAACAGAAAGCCGCATAGCAATTGGCGGCGCCACTAACGGTTGGAAGCGCGTAGATTACGGCGTAATTCTTCAAATATACCAACACTCTTTACGCCCAAATGCCGAAGAAGTGATGGCGGATTTTGATACACTTATTGACGCAATTAAGACTAGACTACGTTCCGACCACAACTTTGGTGACGCCACAGGCACTTTAGTTTGGCAAGGCGCAGAGCCTATTATTAATGCCTCATACGGTGAACCAGCAACTAATGAGGAAGGCGCTACGGAGTTATTTGCTGAATTACAGTTTGATGTTACAGAAATGATTCAAGCATAGGAGCACAATGAAATATAAATACATAGGAACTGATGAGCGCGTTATTCCTTCGCTTGGAATTGTTGTCAATTCAGGCGATGAATTTGAGGCGCCTGAAGGATTTAGCGCGGCTGATGTTACTGCGGCAAGCGGAACAAAAACAGAAATAAAACCAGTAGCACAACCAGCGTCTGTAACAGACAAGAAAGTAGGAGAGTGAATTAAATGCCAGCAATGAATTCCGTGCGTTCCTTTGTGGGTATCGCAAAAGAAGTCACAAAAGGAACAGCAGTAGCCGCAACTGACTACTTGCTATTAAATAAAGATTCTTTCAAGCCGCAAGACATTATTGACCCTTTATTTGATAAAGGATTACGTGGTGCGGCAGTAGAAAATTACAACTATATTCCGGGTCGCACACGTTCAGAAGTTGATTACGGCGGCTCTGTATTTGCCGATGGAATTGGCTATGCGCTAACTGGAATTATGGGTGCTTGTGCCACAACTGGCGCGAGCGCACCATTCACGCACACAATTTCTTTAAAGAACAGCCTTGCGGCAACAACTGATATTCAGCCACTTTCATACACAATTACCGATTTTTATGCGGCGGCTGTTCGTCAATACCCAGGTCAGCAATTTACTGACTTTAACTTGAAGTTTAACGCCGATGGCATGTTGGAGTATGACGCAAAAAGCACAGGCT